GAGGATCTTATGGTAGAATGTAAAAGTATTGAGGTAGAATGAATTATGGCAAAACGTCCTTCATTGAATGGTAAAGTAATCATTGAGAGCAAACCCAAAAAAACTCGTCAAGGTTGTTCTCAAAATACAAAACTTTCTGCTTCATCTCGTAATGGAGCAAAGAAACGTTATCGAGGTCAAGGCAACTAATGCTTCAACTTGATCCACAAATCCCAGTCCTGACCCCAAAAGGTCCAGGCTGGGCATTTTTTTTAATTGATCGTTCTCAAGAACACGACCTTGAATGGGTTGTCTTCCTAGATAATGGTGGATACTGTTGGACTTTTAAAAATTCAGATATTAGAATTCAAAAAAACTTAACTCTTCACAGGAAAGATATTTCTGATTTCGGGATAGCAACCCCGTAAAAAGTTCTAATTCACATCGAATTAGGAAGCAAAATGTCTAACTTACCAGTAGATCGAAACGAAGATTATATGTACCAAATGTGGGGTACAACAAAACTGACTACAGATTATAATGCACTCAATGAAAAAAGAGTTCTTCAAGAAATTGTAAATGATGACATTGGGAAGAAGCATCATTTGAAAGAACAAACTGATCTTCACCAGAGAATTCGTAATGATGAAGATTACGATGATTGGGAGTATGGAACTGAACCTTCTTATGGTAAACCACAATAAATATAAGTATTATATTCCTAATATAAAGTGCCAGTAGAATCTGCAGTATCAAGATATTTTAAAGATATCAGTTTGTCTTTTAAAAGACATCCTGTAACCAATGATATTGCTGTGATTACAAATGAAGATGCAATTAAAAGATCTGTCATCAATCTAGTTCGTACTAGAATTGGTGAGAGATTTTTTAATTCTCTTCTGGGATCAAATGTGGAATCAATGTTATTTGAACTTGCAGATTCTGGAATTGTCGATCCAATCACAGAAGAGATTAGTACTACAATTAATAACTTCGAACCACGAGTTAATTTAAGGCAAGTAAATGTTGATTTAAGGGCAGACCAAAATGAGATGGAGGTTTTCATCATTTATGACATTGTTGGACTTGCTGTTCCTACACAAAATATAACCTTCGTATTACAACCAACAAGATACTAATGGCATTTACTCAATTTACAAATCTAGACTTTGATCTAGTCAAAACATCCATTAAAGATTATCTTAGGTCAAATAGCACCTTTACAGATTTTGACTTTGAAGGTTCTAATTTATCTGTCCTGATTGATATTCTTGCCTACAACACTTATATTACTGCATATAACAGTAATATGGTGGCAAATGAATCCTTCTTGGATAGTGCCACACTTCGAGAGAATGTAGTTTCTTTGGCAAGAAACATTGGATTTGTGCCTTTATCTAGAAGAGCAGCAAAGGCAAATGTCTCAATGTTAGCATCTGGACTAGAAAATACTGATTTAAAGACTGCTACACTCAAGGCAGGGATTGTTTGTACTGGAAATCAGAGAAATACTTCATACATTTTCTCAATTCCTGAAGATATTACAGTTGGTATTGATGATGGGGAAGCATTCTTAAGTGAAATTGACATCTATCAGGGCACATTTTTAACAAAAACCTTCACAGTTGATAATTCTCAACCAAATCAGAAGTATATTTTACCAAATCCATACATTGATACCTCAACAATTCGTGTAAAAGTTGCGGTAAATGGTACAACAGAGCAATATTCTTACGTAGATAACATAATTGGCATCAATTCTCAATCACAAATCTTCTTGGTTCAGGAAATTTCTGACGAAAAGTATGAAATTTTCTTTGGAGATGGTATTTTTGGTAAAAAACCTGAGAATGGAAGTGTCATTACAGTAAGTTATATCACTACAGATGGAAAAGATGGCAATGGTGCCTCAAATTTCACATTTTCAGGCACACTAGTTGGGGAAGATTCATCAAATTTAAGTGGAAGTGTTGGTTCAGTCATCACAAATTCGGCAGCAGAGAACGGAGATAGCATTCAACCTACCGAATCTGTACGTTATTATGCTCCAAGACTGTATGCATCGCAGTATAGAGCAGTAACAGCAAATGATTATGAGGCACTTTTACCTTCTATATTCCCAAATGTAGAATCTGTGACTGCTTATGGGGGTGAAGAACTCACTCCACCAGAATATGGAACAGTATATTTGGCAGTTAAACCAAAAAATTCTGATTATTTGTCAGAATTTACAAAACAATCAATCTTAAATTCATTAAAACAATATAGTGTAGCAGGAATTAAAGTCAGATTTACTGATATTAATGTACTATACGTAGAATTGGATTCTACAGTTTATTATAATTCAAATTTAGTGAATTCTGTTAGTGATCTGGAATCGCAAGTTTATACATCACTAGATTCTTACTCAAATTCTTCAGATTTGAATAGATTTGGTGGAAGATTTAAGTATAGTAAGGCATTGAGATCAATAGATGCTACAAATGATGCTATTACGTCAAACATTACTAGAGTTATAATTAGAAGGAATATTGGTATTATCAAGAATCCAACTAATTATGAAATTTGCTTTGAAAATAGATTTAATGTTTCGCCAAGTGGATACAATATAAGATCTACTGGGTTTAAAATTCAAGGAAATTCTAAGACACTTTATATTTCAGACACTCCAAAGTCCGATTTAAAAACTGGAACCTTATTCCTATTCTCTATTGAAAATAATAAGGTTGTTATTGAGACAACTTCTGTTGGTACAGTAGATTATATCACTGGTGAAATACGTATAGATAATATAAATGTAAGTTCTACATCTGTTGAAAATGACATTATTCAAATTGAGGCAACCCCTTACTCCAACGATATTATTGCTAGAAAATCAGTATATTTAAAACTTGATGTTGGAAGTAGCAAAATTTCACTTGTGAAGGACATCATTTCATCTGGTGAGAATTCGTCTGGAAGTAGATTTAACCCCGAATCAAGTTATACAACAGAGTCAAAAATAAGAAACTAAAATGAATCAAGATAAAAAAGTAGTCAAAATTAGTGATGTAGTTGAGAATCAAATTCCAGAATTTATTCTTACCGAAAATCCAAATTTAGTCGAGTTCTTACAACAATATTATATTTCTCAGGAATATCAAGGTGCTACTATAGACCTTGTTGAGAATTTAGTAGACTATAAAAATTTTGACAGTTTTGATTCTACAAACTTAATTAAATCAACTGTAACAACTCAAGAAGTTTCTTATTTTGATGATGTCATCAATGTAGATTCCACACACGGTTGGCCTAGTCAATATGGTCTTCTCAAGATTGACGATGAGATCATTACCTATACTGGAATTGAGGAGAATTATTTAACTGGAATTTGTACGATATCAGTTGGATCTAACGTTGCCTATGTGTCTGGAATAGATACCAGTTTATACATTGGAAGACCTTTTAATATACCATCCATAAACAAAACTCTAATTATAGAATCAGTAGATTCTACGTCTGTTACTTTATTAAACACTGTTTTAGACAGCACCTCTGATTTTGGGTATTCTGATACCAATAATTATGCATTTTATATCAATAGTCCCAAATTTACTGGGTGTATCCGAGGATTTAGTGGAGTAGAATCTCTTTCTGATCCAACATCACCAGAATATCTGAAGTTCTCTTCTTCCGAAGTAGACGAGCACGAAAATACTTCAACAGTTTATAATCTAAGTAACTTATTCTTATTAGAATTCTTCAGAAAAATTAAGTATCAATTTTCTCCTGGGTTCGAGGAGTTTGATTTCGACCCCAGAATTGATGCTCCCAATTTTATTAGTAAGGTAAAAAACTTCTATCAGACCAAAGGAACAGACGAAGCATTTAGAATTCTGTTTAAGGTTCTGTACGGTGAAGAGATTGATATCATCAAACCAAAAGACTTCCTATTCACTCCATCAGATGATCAGTGGATCGTAGTAGAGAGATTTATTGGAGAAGCAGTTAATGGTGATCCTTTAAAACTAAACGGACAGACTTTATATCAGGATCAGTATGCTTTCACAGGTGGTTTGTCTGCAAATGGTTCAATCTATAAAGTAAGTTCAGCATCACTAGATGGAAATCAATATTATAATATTGATATTTTCTCTGGTTATTCAAATAACTTAAATCCAAAAGGATCTATTTTTGGAGAGTTTAAAATTACTCCAAAAACATATTGTACCGAAAATGTATTGGCAGGTAGTACAACTATTCCTGTAGTTTCTACAATAGGATTTCCAAAATCAGGATTTTTAGTTTTTGGAGATCTAATTATTGATTATCAAGATAAGACAAATACTGAATTTTTAAATTGTTATAATATCACGGAAGACATTAGTTCTTCTTCTGCGATATATGCCGAAAATTTTGCATATTCTTATGAAAATGGTGATTCTGATAAGTTGGTAAAGATTAGATTATTAAATACTATTTCTCAAATTGACACTTCTAATACTATTCTTGCGACTAAAAATGATTTATTAAAAATTGATAATATTGGCGAAATTAAAGAAAATAAATTTACCAAGTCATTAGTTTATAATATCCCATCAATTATTACTGTAGGTAAAGTATATTCATCCATTCCTTCTGGTAAATTTGGAATTAATAAAAATTCAGGTCAAGTAAAGACTCAATATAAACATTATTTGAGAAATGGAGATATTGTAGAAGTTTATAGTAAAACTTTAAACCAAAAATTATATGATGCTGAAGTCAGTAATGTCACCGAAAAGGGATTTACTCTTAATGGCACTTCGCAATTGTCTATCGGACACAGCATTAAGTTGTTTAGGAAGGTATTCAAATCATTTTCTTCCAACTATCCGGAAGTAAATCAAAAGTTTTCTATCAACATTCAAAATTCTTATGAAGACTCTGATAACTATTATTTGACCTCTAACGGGTTCAATTTAGGAAATATTAATTCTTACAAGAGAGAGTACACTCTTGCTCTAGAAACCCCTTCTGCTGGCATCTCCACATCAATTTTAGGAAGTCATCAACTCTATGATGGAGAACTAGTCACTGTTTCAAATTATACCATTCAAGTGGTTCCAGGAACAGTTGGTTTTAGAAACAATGTTGGGATCTACACAGGTCTGTCTTTATATGCTAAAAGGATTGATTCCGACGAAATTAAATTAGCATTTACAAAACAAGATTTGTATGATGGAAATTATATCAATTTTGCAGAAACTATCTCAGAATACAGTACAGATTTAACTGGATATGTAAAAACTATTAAATTGACACTATCCAAGTTATATGGAAATCAATTTACTAGTTCTAAATTATTCAAGAAAATTCCAAAGGATTTAACCTATTCTCAAGAAAAAACTTCTACTCCATCTGGTTCAATTGGAGTTTTTGTGAATGGGATTGAAATACAAAACTATAAATCATTTGATAAAGTTTATAGTGGAGAAATAAAATCTATTGATATTTTAGATGGTGGAGATAACTATAGTTTATCAAATCCCCCACAATTTGATATAGATTATGGTAATGATACCACTACTATCTTAACTCCAAATTTAATTGGAAATATCAAATCCGTCTCTGTTCTCGATCCTGGGTTTGATTATCTAGAGACCCCAATAGTAAAAATAAAGGGTGGTGGGAACGATTCAGTTAGAACTGAGGTAAAGTTAAAGAAAATACAAAAAGAAATTTCATTCAACTCCCAAGATCCGAATGTTGTTATTACAACTGACCCAATCAATAAATTCGTATTTGAAGATCCTCATAGATTAGTTGTGGGAGATGCAGTAATTTATGAATCATTTGAAAATACTCCCATTGCCAACTTACAAAATAATGGAATTTATTATATCTTCGACGTTGGAGCAGGAACTTCATTTAAACTAGCAGCAAATAAGTTAGATGCATTTGCTGGGATTGGGACAATTAATATCGGTTCTGGAGGTAAGGGTCTTCAGAGATTTACTTCGGTGAAAACTGTTAGTGTTATTGATTCGGTAAATGTAATAGATTTGGAGACTGAATTCAAATACAAAAAACTTCCACTAATTAAAGAAAATGTCAATCATTATGATGATATACTTGAGTTTGAAAATCACGGATTTTTAGATGGTGACGAAGTTGAATATTCATATACTGGAACTTCAATATTAAGTACAGCAAGTTACTATTATGTCATTAAGATTGATGATAATAAATTTAAGTTATCTTCAACTAAAGACTTATCAACCCCAGTAAATATCAGTTCATCAAACACATCTAGCGTACATTATTTCTCATATTCTCCTATTAGAGCACAAATTAAAGGCAGAATTACTAAAGTTGGGGTCTCTGAAATAGGGTATTCAGCAGACCTTTTACCAATTGTCACTGGATCCATAGAGAATGTTAATGTTTGTAATTCGAAGACATATAGCAGCACTATATTAAATTTTGAGAAACCACCAAGAATTCAAGTTAAAAAGGGAAGATATGCCTCAATAAAACCAATCATAATCAATGGAAAGATTGTGAAGGTCTTAATTCAAAATCCAGGTGAAAACTACTTCAATAATATCAGCATTCAAGTTATTGGATCTGGAACTGGAGCAGAATTGCAACCCATTATAACAAACGGTCAAATTACAGACGTTAAAATTTTAAGTCCTGGAATTGGATACGATCAATATACAAGACTTTTAATTAAGTCAGATGGGTCTGGAGCATCATTGAAGGCAAATATAACTCAATTAAATCTAAATGAAGTTTCAAAATACTCAAGTTCTATTTTAAATAGAGGACTTTTAGTAGGTCAAAAGCAAAATGCCAATAGAAATACTATAGGAGTATATTACTTAACTCCAACTCTTACTACAGAATTCGGAATTTCAAGTGATGCTCATTCAAAGATTATTGGTTGGGCCTATGATGGATGTCCAATCTATGGTCCATATGCATATGAAAATGTGGATGGCACTGGAAATATTATCAGAATGACTAGTAGTTATAGAAAAGTTAAGATTTCTCCATCAATCTCAAATTCAAGCACTTTAGATTGTGCTGAAGACTATGTTTATAGAGGAGGAAGGGGAACACTTGATGAATTTAATGGAAGATATTGTGTAACCCCAGAATATCCAAATGGGGTATATGCATATTTTGCAACATCAACATTCCCCTATTTTATTGGACCAAACTATAGATACTCACCTGTTATTGATAACTTTGACCCACAACACACTCAAGACCTCAATATAGGAGATTTGGGCATCTTCAAACATACTTTCCCATATTATGTTGAGGATAAAGATAATTACTATGATTATTTCGACTTCTATCCAAATATTTACAGTGAAGATATTTCTGTTATAGATGTATCGGAAGGAACTGTTGACGATATTGAGATTATTGCTGGTGGAAGAGGATATTCTATCGGAGATAAAATTGTCTTCAATAATGAAGGAACTGAAGGATTTGGTGCAAGTGCAGAAGTTTCGGAGTTGAGGGGAGTAGGAATAAGCAGTGTATCATCAGAAACAATAACATCTTCTGACGCGACATTTATCCAGAACGGGGACACTGTGACTGTAATTTGCAATGCCCCTATAGATCTTCAAGATGAATTCTATGTTAATATAGATGGAATTTCAAATTCTCTCTATTCCACTTTAGAGGGAAATAAGAAAATAACATTTACTGAATTTACAACAAAATTAAGTTCAAATCTTTCTTCAGGAACTGGTGCAGTAACTGAAATTAAAGTTACTGATTCGATTTCTATCTTTGATATAGATTCTCAAATTAAAATTGGAACAGAAACTCTTACTGTAATTGGATTTGATTATATTAATAACTCAATAGTAGTATCTAGGGGAAATGATTCCCTCTCTGCATCTGCTCAAACAGAAGTTACTTTACTTCAGAATAAGTTCCAATTTAAAGAAAGTAAGGATTTAAATATTGCCACAAAGAATGAGACTTATTACTTTGATTCGGAACTAATTTCAATTGGTACTGACCTTGAACCAGCAGGTGGAAATACTATTACAAAAACTCCTCTAATAGATGGAAAGTCCGAAACTAGATTTGTTAGAAATGGTGCCATTTGGATGCCAAATCACAAGTTCAAACACGGAGAAGAGGTAACTTATACTAGAGATCCTGACTCCGATTTCATTAGAATTGATGATTCACCTAGCACACTACTACTCGATCAAATTTCTCCTTTATATGTTGTAGATTTAGGGAATGATTTAATTGGATTTGTTGATGATAAGACAAAGATTAATTCTACAGATGATTTATTATTATTCGTATTTGCAGGAACTGGTAAGCAACATAAGTTAGTTACTAACAGATCTGTTGTTACAGGTGATGTTCTATTCAACCAAACTACAGTTTATACTAATTCACGTCATAATTTACTTGTTGGGGATGTAGTGAATATTGACTTAACGTCAAAAGAAACCATTCTGTATACTGTTACCAGAAATTCATCAACTGCAAAATTACGTATAAATTCTCAAAATAATCCAGAATTAGTTACATATCGAAATCAAACTTTGGAATTTGATACCTCTGGACTAGGTTCTTCAGAATTCAAATTATATCTTGATGAAAATTTTGAAAATGAATATCTTGGAAATAGTGATACTGGTCTTGAAGTTATAAAGACCTCTGATAAACTAACACTTACTATATCAGATAACACACCATCAAAACTATATTATAACCTAGAAACTACCAATGATCTATATCAAGATCTTTCTGTGAGAAATGGAAACAGTATCCAAATAATTCCAAGTAAATACTCTTCAATATCAACTATTGTTGATAAGACAAATAGAACGTACACAATTAACTTACCAGTAGAACCTGAAGTTTCTGAATACTTAAGTGGTGATTTTTCGGCAACTTATTCAGTATTAAAGTCTAATGCAACTGGTTCAATAAAAGATGTTAGAATTACTTCAAAAGGAGTAAATTATAAGAAAATTCCAACGATCTCTGAAATAGAATCTACTGGAAAAAATGCAATATTAATTCCAATTACTAACAGTATAGGAAAAATTAATAAGATTGAGAGTATTTCTAATTTTATATGCCCCTCTGATAAAACTTTAAAACCATCATCAAACTTATATTCGTTAGTATATTTAAAAAATCACTATAAAGTATCTAATATAAACCTAACTTATGGAGGTTCAAATTACTTGTCTCCGCCAACAATAAAAATTTACAATGAAGACACTAACAAGATTTATGATCAAGTTGGTGCTTATTGTGAATTATCTGGTGGATCAGTAAGCAATATCGTACTTTATAATGAAGGTTCGGGACTTCCAAAGAATGGAAATAAGGCAATATTTACTGATAATTCAAATGGATTGAAGATATTAGATGCTACTTCTACTTTATCTGGAGAAAATTATCTAGTATCACTGACTGTAGAAACACCAATTTCTGGGTTCACTACATCTAGTCCAATTCCTTTTGAAGTTGGTGATGAAATTTTTGTTGAAGGGATCGTTTCGTTAGGTTATGGATTTAACTCTTCAAAATATGAGTATGAAACATTCACTGTAGTTGGAATAGTCACAAATTATTCCAGTCCAGATCAATCTATTATTAGATATGAACTTCCAAATAGTCCAGGTACACCAGTATCTTACGATCTTGCATATGTAATCAATGCGAAAGATATTCCAACTTGTGAGTTGACAATATCAGAAAGTGAATTTTATGCAAATGAAATAGTTGATAAAACAAAATTAATTAACAATAAAGTTGATACTACCAGCAAATCAACAATAAAAGTTTATGATTCTTCCAATATATCAATTGGAGAAGTTTTAGAAGGTTCAAATAGTAAATCTAAAGGAACCGTTATAAAGATTGACAGTGTTATTGCAGATTTTGATGTTTCTAGCAGTAAATCAAAATCAATTGGATGGATTACTCAAAGAGGAAATCTATCGGAAATAACACAAAAATTACCAGATAATGATTATTATCAAAACTTCTCATATTCATTGAAGAGCAAACAAGAGATATCAAAGTGGGAATCTCCAGTTTCAGACCTTACTCACGTTGCAGGTCTAAAGAAATTTGGTGATCTTCAAGTAGAATCTAAAGATTCCAATCCATATCAAATAACTACAAATGATGTTTCTGATATAAACATTTCGTTAACTTCATATGTAAATATCAATACTATTAATGATATTGATTTAGTATTAGAAGATGTTGACGATCATCAAAATTTATATTCAGAAATTCTTAAGTTTAGAAGTCTGAAATTATCTGATTATCTATTATGCCTTAATAATAGAGTTCTCTCCATAGATGATATTTCAAATAACTTTAATACTGACGAATCATTTGTATCAATAATAATTGATACAACTCCTACTTATGGAGATGGTTCTCTTATTGCAAAATATCTCGTATTTTTAGAGTCTACAAAATCATTCTATACCGACTTTGAGTTGCCATCACTTTCTGAAATATATTTGGCTAGAAATAATTCCGATGTTAATTTTGTTGCATACTCATATTTTGAAGATATAGAATTAGGTGCCTTCAATGCTAGAATAAGAACCACCCTTAATAATAAATCAGAAATTGTATTGGAACTTATTCCATACAGCATATTCAACATTTTAAGTGCAAAAACTATTAAAGAACTTGTCCCATTAGACAATGGAATAGTCATTAATGATTATGGAAATACTAGCAACGTTGCAATAACAACTTCCTTATCCTCACAGGCAATTCCATCTGAAAGGACAATTAATCTTTGTGATATATCAGAATGCAAATCTGGAAATGTTTATGTGGGAATTTCTACAGGTCCTAACAGCATAGAAGAGTTTATTGAATTTACTTTCTTATATAATGGAACTTCAGTGATACAATCTGTATATGCCGAGAACGAAATTAGAAACTTAGGAGAAGTTGGAATTAAAACTGGACCTTCGAGCAATATTCAGATTACATATACTGGAATTCCCAATACTGCGGTAAAACTATACATCAATGCCAATCTGTTAGTTGAAACTTCAACTAATCCAAAAGAGCAAACACTTGCTTATGGGAGATTAAATAGTGATAGAGTTCAGTTTACTGCTTCTACATTAGACCCAGTTGGCATTACAACTATAACAAAAGATTATGCAGCATCTAAATATGTAATTGAAGTTGAAAAGACAATAGGTGCCACTGTAACTAGAAATATTATTCAAATAAACTCGGTTCATTACGATATAGTTACTGAGATTGAAAAGTACTTAAATAATGTAAATTATGGAATTATTGGAAATTTTGATGATCTAGAATTTTCTACTATCTTTGATCCAAATCAGGGAACATATACGTTAGCATATTATCCAAGTGATTTGGCAGATTATGACATCAAGTTTTATGAGAAAAATATTGAAAGAGCAACTAATCCACTATTATAATAAAAATGTCAGACAATTCTTCAAGTTCAATTTACGTTCCTTCAGTTTTTGGAACCAATTCATTTACATTAAAACACAAAAATGAACCTATTTTTTATAAAGAATTTGATGGAGAAGATTCTGAAGTCGTAGATTCTGGCAATGACATTATATCAATTAAAGATCACTTCTTTGTTACTGGGGAAAAATTAACTTACATTCCACCTGCACTTGGATATAGAATAAGAATATCACCATCTAGTCCAGGAAATACATTAAGCACCTCATTTTTGCCAGATGAGGTGTATCCAATTGTAGTGGATTCCGGAAAAATCAGATTGGCATTTACTGAAGAATTGGCAGTTCAGAATGACTATATTGATATAGTAGGTGTAGGAACTGGAAACCCACATGCATTTGAATGTGAGAAGCAGAACACAAAATGTTTGATATCTATTGACAATATTATTCAATCTCCAATATCAGTTGCTTCCACTGTAGCAATTTTAGATATTGTTGATAATACAACTTTAGAATTGGCATCATTGGAAGGAATAACTCCAGGCACAATATTAAAAGTTAATGATGAATATGCAAAGGTCATATCAGTTAAATATGGAGCAAGTAATACTGGCATTGGAACAGTTGTACTATTTCGTGGAGAAGCAATATTGGGAACCCCAGAAATAGAATGGGATGCTTCACTTGATTATGTCAGTGTAATGTCAGGTCAATATAATATTGTAGAAGATAGAATTTATTTTACAGACGCACCATTTGAAGGGAGAAAATTTAATTACACACTAACACCAAATGATTTCATAGAATCTAGTTTCTCATTTAATATTTTTAATACGAATATTAAAACTGGATCTTTAGTTGGAATTACTACACAAAACCCTCCACAGGGATTAGATTCTGGTAGAATATATTTTGCAATCAAGAATTATGAAAATAATTTTAGTTTTGCTGATACCTATCAAGATGCTATTTCAAAGGTAAAGGTTGAATTTGATATTGATAAAGGTCAATATGATAAACTTAAACCAATAGGAGATGTTGTTATTAATCATATTGATTTACTTGGAAATTCCTCCTTTTCGGGAAGAGCATTTTTAAGATCTGATTATGATGGTAACGCAGTATTTGATGACATATCTCAAGGATTTAATGGAATTAGCACCTCATTTGAATTAAAGACATCTGGCATTTCTACTGTAGGAATTGCATCAGATAATGGAATTGTATTAATTAATAATGTATTCCAATATCCAGAATTTGAGGAGTCCTTTGTCTATGAAGAAGTTGGGGGAACTCAAACAAATATTAACTTCATAGGAATAGGAACAGACTTTTATACCACCAAAGATTATGATGTTAATGTTAAAGGATTTCCTCGTGGTGGAATTATTGCTGGATATGGATTGAGTGGTGGGTATAACTATCAACCATTAAGAGAAGCAAAACTAGTAGAAACCTCCAAAATAGAAGAAGATGGAAATTATATTATTAGTAATGACAATATTGGAATAGCATATTCTGGTTCTGGATATAGAAATGAGGTTGGTTATGCAGTTTCAGTAATGTTTGAGCAAAATGGAGAGAGAATAGTTGGATATGGAACTGGAATCATCCAAGATGGTTATATTGTTTCGATTAATATTTTAGAAAATTGTGAATATCCAATTGGAACTGGAACACCAGCAATTGTAATCGAACCTCCATTTGAATATGAAAATCTAGAGTTAACTGGTTCCACTAATGGAATTGGCGCCAGAGTGTCATTTAGTGTTTCAGATTCTGGAAATATAGAGGAGTTCAAAATTACCAACCCTGGATATGGATATACAGTTGGTGAAACTTTGTCGATTCCGAATGTTGTCGGAAAATCAACTCAAATTTCAGGAGATGAACTTAAAGTAATTGTTCTATATGTTGAGAAAGATAAGTTCTCTGCTTGGAATCTAGGTAACTTGAGAAAATTAGATGATCTTTCTAGTTATGTAAATGGTGTTAGAAGGACATTCAATTTAATGGAAAATGGTCAATTAGTCAGTATAGAAGCACTTCCAGGATCTCCAATAGAAATATCACAAACACTTCTAGTATTTGTAAATGATGTTCTACAAATACCAGACGAATCTTATTTCTTTAATGGAGGTACTCAACTTATATTTGATGAGGCACCCCCATCAGGAAGCACTCTAAAAGTATATTTCTATACTGGAAGTGAAGGAGATACTATTTTCAATGATATCGATCCTAGAATTAAGGTTGGCGATAAAGTTGTTGTGAAGAAAAATATAGAATTAAATCCAAAGACACAGTTTAGTAGAACAGTTAAGAGAATACTGAGTTCTGACCGTTTGAAAACAGAAATCTACAATAAAGTTGGTCTTTCGTATGATTCAATTACATATCGTCCAGTTGATCTAACTCCACAATCAACAGATTTAATTATTGGAGGAGAAATTGTAAGCAAGGCAAGAGATTATTTAAGTTCTACTGGAATTGCATTCACATCTGTTACTACGGTTACTGGAACATTTGCAGCAGCATATGCTTCTACTGTAGGAATTAACACAGTTGGAATTCAAACTGGAGATTATATAGAATCTGAATATACAGATTCATATCAGGTCATTTCAATTTCCAGTGGAGTTATAGGAATTTCAACTTCTGCTACTAATACTGGAGCAACAAC